GGCGCAATTAATGGAAAATCAAGCACAAGCTATGTTGAACGAGGTAACTCTTGATTCATCTGCTGGTAGATTCGATACTGTTGCTTTCCCTATCGTAAGAAGAGTATTCTCTAGATTATTGGCTAATGAGATTGTATCTGTACAACCATTAGCATTACCTTCAGGGTTATTGTTCTATATGGACGCAAGAGTATCTTTCGATGGAACTGACTCTACACTTAACAATCCAGTTAACCCTATCTTCCCTGATAACTCAGGTGCTGGATCTTATAGCAAAGTAGCTCCTGCTAATACTGCTAATGGACAAGCTGGACCAACTTTTGCAGATACAACTGCATACGAAAGATTCTACAACAATAGAGGTTTTGACCTTTCTTTTGGAACAGGAAATACAGTTTTAGGTACTGCTGTAACTACGTTATCAGCTAACTCTTTCTCTAACGGTATTTATGCTGGAACATTCACTTTAGGTGCTGGATGGGACGTTTCAACTTCTCAATCTTCAGCTACATTAAGATTCTCTGCTGTAACTAATATTTACTATTCAGGTGCAAATGGAAACAGTCTTGTAGTTGCTGCTGGAGGAAGAATTCCTTTCTATTCTCAAATTCAAACTTATGCAAGTGATTTATTCGCTAACGGAACTGCTAAAGTTGTTCTTGATTTAAGACCTGCTGGAGTTTATGGAACAGATTTTAACGCTGCTTTATTGAATGATGGTGCTGGTAAATTTGGTTCAGTGTTCGCACTTAACTTCGTTCCTGCATACGAAATCTTCAACAGCTTAGAAGGTAAATCTGAAATGGGTGAAATCACTATTAGATTCTCTTCTGTTACAGTTAATACTGCAACAAGAAAATTAAGAGCACACTGGACTCCAGAATTAGCTCAAGATCTTGAAGCATACCACTCAATTGATGCTGAGGCTGAGTTAACAGCTCTTCTTTCTGAGCACATTGCTGCTGAGATTGATAGAGAAATCATCATCGACCTTATCAATGAAGCTCCATTCAGAGCAAAATGGGATTACAAAGGTCTTTCAAACAATGCTAACTTCTTCGGAACTCAAAAAGACTGGAACCAAACTCTTATTACAAGAGTAAACGAACTTTCAGCTCAAATCCATAAATCTACTTTAAGAGGTGGTGCTAACTGGATCGTTTGTTCTGCTGAGGCTGGTGCTATTTTTGACGATTTAGAATACTTCCACGTTGATGGGTCAGCTCAACCAGAGTCTGAAAAATACAACTTGGGTGTTGAGAAAATTGGTAATCTTGGTTCAAGATATGTAGTTTACAAGGATCCTTATTTACCTGCACCAATCGTGTTGTTAGGTCACAAAGGTAACACTTTCTTGGAAGCTGGTTATATCTACGCACCATATATTCCTCTTCAGTTGACTCAAACTATCTACGATCCAAATGACTTTACTCCACGTAAAGGTATTATGACGAGATATGCTAAAAAGATGGTTAATAACAGATTTTACGGAGTTATCTACATCGATAATATCAATACTTACTAATTGTAAATCAATAAGTTATAAAAGGGTGAGAGTTTTTCTCACCCTTTTTTTTATTTTAAAAATGATTTTACGCCTTTAAATTTGATTTTACGCCTATTTATTTTTATATTTGTATTATGAAAGAGATAAATTTAAAACAAGAAGATAGTGTTAGAATAGTTAAATTATTTAAAGAAGGTGAATCATTAAGGTCAATTTCTAGATATACTAAATATTCTCAAACGTTTATAACGAATTTTTTAAACAAAGAAGGTTTATTGAATGATGGTTATGGAAAAATAAAAAATAGATTTAAAGAAAATGTTAATTATGAGGCTATTTGTAAAAAAACTAAAAAAATATATGATGATTATCTAAACTTGTCAGGTAAACTAACAACACATATAAAAGAAATATATCCTAATTTTGTTTTGGAAAGTAAATTTTTAAGAAAAAAAACAGAATTAAAAACTGGGAAATTTTGGTATGAAGATTTTTTTATAATAAAAGAAAAGACAGAAAAAAGTAAACCTATGTTAAATTGTTTAATTTGCAATTGGAAATCTAATGATTTAAATAACAAATCAGGGTCTTTAACAAAACATATAGCAAAGAGTCATAATATTAACGTAGATGAATATTTAAACAAATTCAACGATCAAGACTTTCTTTTTAAGACACATTTATCTAAAAGAGAAGATAGATTGGAGGTATTGTCTAAAAATGAAAACCATATTATTTGTAAAATTTGTAATGAACCACTAAAAAGCATAACAAATACACATTTAAAAAAACATGGTATTTCTATAAAAAAATATAAAGAAGTTTTTGGGGAAACTATTAATTCAGAAAGCACTATAGATAAGTTAAAATTAAATTCTGGTAATTTTAATAATTTTAAATTTAAAAACACAAAAATAGAAGTACTTATTTTAAATAAATTAAGTGAATTGAAAATAGATTTTATACCTCAAAAACAATCAGATGGTTATGTTTATGATTTTTTTATTCCAGAATATAATTTATTTATAGAATGTGATGGTATTTTTTGGCATGGGCATGACAGAGATTCAAATTGGCATTATTCTGTCTTTAATAATATTATTAACGATTATAAAAAAACAATAATCAAACCAAAAAATAAAATATATAGATTAATAGAAGATATTTCTATTAATGAAAATAATTTAAAAAACATAAAATCTAAAGATGAATTTTTTAATTTTTTAATTAAAGAGAATTTCAATATAGAAAATCACATTCTTTTTAATTTAAAGGAAAATGTTTCTATATTTGATATAAATAGATGCATTAAAAATAGAGATTTAATTGATGAGAAGAATAAAAATAATTTAATACAAAATATAGTTTTTTTATGGAAAAACTTCTATAATCACCATCAGTGCGAAAAATTTGTAGATTTAGACACTAGAAAAGCTGAGTTTAAATTAAAAGGTGTATTTTTCAAAGAGTTTTATACTGCAAAAAAAATAGGAAATAAGAATATAGATGATTTTTTTAACAACAATAATGATGAAATATTAAAAAAAACTGTTGAATATAGGTTAGGTTTTAATAATTCAAATGAATATTTTGATTTAAATATAAAAAATTTATATAGAGGACTAGAAGTTAGAAGTATGTTTAATGTAGGTATATTTTATATAAAACAATCTAAAGAAATATATGAAAAATATATAGAAAATGAAAATTCAAAAATATATGATCCATTTATAGGTTGGGGTTCTAGATTAACATCATTAAAAAATTTAATAAAAAATAAAAATTGTACATACATTGGAAATGATATAAACAAAGATTTAAAAACAGGATATAGTAAATTGATAAATTTAGAGTTTGATGATATGTATCATTCTAATATAGATATTAACTTTAAAACATCTACTGAATTAAATCGTAAATTAATTAATAATATTGATTTTATTTTTACCTCACCTCCTTTTTATAACGATGAAATTTACTCTTATGACTCTTTTGTATATGAAAATATAAAAGAGTGGGAAGATAATTTATTAACACCTGTTTTTAATAACTGTTTTTTATATTTAAAAAATAATAGTAGAATAGTTATTGACATAAAGGAGTTATATTCAGAATCTATTTTAAATACATTAGAAAAATCAGGATTTAAAATTGTAGAAATAGAAAACTATAATGTAAGAAAGAGTCATTATACAAAAAAAGATACAAAAAAACAACTTCTAATACATGCAATTAAAATATGATTTTACCCTAAAGGCTCATTTTTTTAATTAAAACAATCTTTTTCCCTTCTATTTATAGAATATATAATGTTTTGTAATGAACCTTAGAAAAATAATTAGAGAGAATATAGAACAGATGGTTAATAATCGTCTGAATGATAGCGAATTAATAAAATTAGATGGATTTGAATTTATTAATAAAAAAACAGATGAAAATAAAAATTTAATTTGGAAATATTCAAAATCACTAAAAGATAAATCTAATATTAAAAAAGATGGTGATTATATATTTAATGTTTTTATTGCAAAAACTCCTAACGAAAACTGGTATTATAAAATATTTGTTTATTGGAAATCTCACACCTCTAATGTAACTAGCGGTAAAGGTAAAGATTTTGAATTACAGTTTGGTCCTTTTAATAACGCTAAGGATTTACAGAAAGATTTAGATTATAATTTAAACCATAATATTCTTTTTGCTTTTACAAATTATAAAGATGATAATAAAAGTCAATTAAATGATGAAATATTTATAATGATTGAAAAAGTCAAGGAAAAGTACAATGATTTAATTTCTTGTGAAGATTCTTATTTTGATGATTTGAAAAAAGAAATGAAAAATTTATTAAAAAACAAGAGTGAAGTTCAAGAATATATAGATAAAAATTATCCAGATGAAGATGATAAGCAGCAATTATTGTTAATGCTTGGTAGAATAAGTTCATTAAATAACTTAAAAGAGATAGAGAATATCAAATCAATATTTTAAACTATTTATAATAAAAAAATGGCAACTTTTAATTCAAATTATGAAATTGTAAATTTAACTTCTGGAACATATAAATCAGATGTCTTGGGAGATAATTTAACAGCTTCTACCGTTCATCAAATTTATTGTGTAACAAACGGTAGTGTTACTATATCTGCTAGTGGAGGAGGTCAAGCTACAGTTCCTATGACATCAGGTCAATCTATAAACTGTATGTTAAGAGAGGTAACAGTAATTAGTGGAACTTATATTGGGTTTAGGTCAAAATTAGATAGTAGAGGTCCTTTATTCGGTTAAAAATTAATTTTTATGGGAGTATTTTGTGCAGATGGTTGCTTAGATGAAATGCCAGAAAACGATAGAGCAAAGCTTATTCGTAGGATAAGACGTTTTCTTGGAGAACCAGTTATGGGTGTCGAACTTGATAATGAGCAAGTCGAAGAAGCTATTTGTATGGCTATTGAAGAATATTCAACGTTTATAAATAATTGGGTTATAAATAATAGATTAGGTGAAATGTTAGGTTTACCTTCTGAATATGATTTCACCCTTAAATATGTTTCTAATAGTCTATATTTTGAAAAATCATTTGCAACTTCGTATGGAGAGCAAGTAGGCTTAGGAGCTGATAGCGTTAGAGAGTCTAAAATTGGTTCAATAGTATTGACTGCTGGAACTCAAGACTATACAATACCCTCAGGAAGAGAAGTTAATGAAGTTCTTTGGTTTACCCCTAGTTTTGTTAATTTATTTGGTTTAGATCCATTTGCTAATACAAACATAGCCTTTACTGAGTTTGGAGCATCATTTGCTGGACATACATTATATCATGTTATGCCTGTTTTTGATACTTTATTAACAGCACAAGCTGCTGAATTAAGAAATAGAGTTAGAGGGTCTGAATATTCTTATGTACTTAAACCTGGGCCAAATGGTACAAAAACATTAAAATTATTACCTATACCTTACCCTACAAATGCAACTTCTGGTGCAAATATGGGAATTGGTGGTGGATTTGGAACTCCTGGGACTGTATTTTATTACTACTATGATAAAGAAAATTATTATGGAAATCCATTATATAGTGGAAATACTGCAAATCCAGGATTTAGTGGTTACTCAGGTAGTATGTCAGGAAATCAAGGAAATGGACTTGTTTCTTCACCAGCTGATGTTCAATTAAACTTTATAACTTGGAATCAATTAAACTCTGTTGCTCAAAGATGGGTTAAAAGATATTCCCTTGCTTTATGTAAAGAAATTCTTGGATTAGGTATTAGAGGTAAATTTAATGGTCAATTACCTATACCAGGAGCTGAATTAACGCTAAATAAAGATGATTTGATTAATACTGGTAGGGAAGATCAAACAAAGTTAATAGAAGAGCTAAATTTGCAACTAGCTGAATTATCTTATGAAAAAATATTAGAGAAAAGAGCTTTAATGCAAGAATCAATTAATAAAACATTAGGCTTTGGTCCTATGGGTATATCAGTATTTTAATTTTTTATGTCAGATTTAACAGAAATAGGTAAAAATCCTGAGAATTTTGATTCTCACGAGGCACTTCCAAAAGGAATTAAACTTTTTTTTGGTGAAAAAGAAAGAAATTTTTTCTCTGCTTCAGGTAGAGAAATTACTGAGGGTGTACTTCAAGAAAGTTTTTTGTTGTATAGAATAGATTTGCAAAAAACAAAAACACATAAACTATACGGAGAATCAAAAAGAAAAGTTTGGCTTCCAGAGATACAAATATTTGGCAGAATAAATGTAGAATCACAAGAGCCAACTTATCAAGTGGGTGGTGGTATTGAGAAAAAAGGTTTAGGTAACTTAACTGCTCATATCTATATAGATCAACTAGAAGAGCTGGAATTAATCACAAAACAAGAAGGTACAAACGTTATTGTTTCTGGCATTAAAATGGGTCATTTTATTGGTTATAAAGGACAGTTTTATAAAATTATTGATGATGGGTATTCTCAAATATCAAATGAATTTTCTTGGGCTGGTGATAGAAGGTTTTTTGTAACTATAAAAGCTGTAGAAATTGATGAAGATATCTTCCAAGGTAGATAAAAATTTAATTTTTTATTATTACTTATAGTAATATTCTTTACTTTAAGTGTAGTATTTTTACTACCAATTTTTTAGGGAAAAATTAAAAAACTTGAACGCCCCCCTTACCCCCCAAAAGTATGAAAAACTTCTGTTTGCCAAGCAAAATGACTAGTTTAGTCACCGAGGTAAGGGGATGTTAGTTTTTAATTTCTCACCTAAATATACTACCATATTCCCAGTGCAAAACCTTTATATCCGAAATCAACGCCCCTAAGAAAAACGAGATATAAAGTAAAAAATCCTTGACAAATATAATACAAAGAATTATTTATTACAAATTTTTAAAACTATTTATTTAAAATAACTAGTTAAATTATGTCAATCCTAGATAATGTAGGGAAAAATTTAGATAAAGATTTTGAAAATCATAATTATCTCCCACAAGGTATTTTCTTAGAAGATATAGATTTAGCAATAGTAGATTATATAAAAAATCTTAATTTAACCGTAGAAGACGAGACAGGAAATCAAAAAACAGTTCCAGTGATATTTTTAGCTCAAGAATTGTGGGCTGAAAAAAAAATGAATTGGAAAGATTTTAGATTTGAGTATGGAGAAGAGTTATCTAGACCTTTTATTGCTATTGCTAGAAAAACTGTAAAACCTGGAACTTCCCCTTTGAAAAGAACGGTTCCAGTGAAAAAACAATTTAAATTTGTTAAGGTTCCAACTTTTGATGGTACATTAAAAGGTTATTATTTATATAAAATACCGCAACCTACTTGGGTTGATGTGGAATATGATATGATACTAGTTGCTTATTATTTTGTTGATGTTAACGCTTACTATGAAAAAATATTAAGAGACGGATATTCAAACGGTCAAGGGTATTTAAATATAAACGGACACCATATAGCTTCAAAAATATCAGACCCTTCTCAGACACTGCAAGAGGAGTTAGCGTCAGAGAAATTATATCAAATAACAGTCCCAATAACTGTTCATGGAAAGCTTTTAGATCCTGCTTCATTTGAGAGGGTTAATACAATTAATAAGATTTCAATTAAAATTTCTGAGAAGAAAAGTGGGAAATGATATTTTTTTTAATATTTATAAATAAAACTTGAAGTAGATGAAAATAAGGAATAAAAGAAATGGTACAAATACAATAAATTATAAGATTGGAGGCATTGCTAAATCCGAAATAATCCCTGCAGGTTCAACTGTTAATTTAACTGATTTGACTGATTTTAACCAAATTATAAATAAACTTGATTTTAATAGAGGATGGTTTGAAGTGGTTAATGAAATTGAAAACAAAGAAACAGTCCTTGATAGTGTATTAGAAAAAGCAAAAAAAGAAGCTGAAATATATTCAACTGAAAAAACAAAAAAAAGTAAAAACAAAAATAAATAATAAACAGAAATATGGCTACAATATTCGTTTCACCAGGTGTATATACAAAAGAGCAAGACTTTTCAGTTTTTGCATCTAGAATTGGTATCACTAGATTAGGATTAGTTGGTAAAACTCTAAAAGGACCTGCGTTTGAAAACATAAAAATTACAAGCACGGATGAGTATCTTTTAAGATTCGGAGGTACCAATGTAAAATATCCTATGCCTTACGTTGCTAACTCTTTCTTATCTCAATCAAATGAATTGAACGTGGTAAGAATTTTAGGTACAACTGGTTTCCAAAATTCACCTGCTTGGGTTATTGCTGCAGATATGTCTGTAGAGTATGAGGGTTCTACAGCCGTAAGTGGCATTACTTTTAGTAAAAACTCTTTAACTTCACCTACTACTTACACTATTGTATTATCAGGAGCTGTTGGTACAGCTGGAACAGTTACTGCAACAACAGTAGGAAATAATACTTTTGTAGGGTTTCAAGCACCTACAACTTCTTATCAGTTATTGACAGGTCTTACTGCAAGTGCAGGATTTACAGCATTAGGAATTACCACAACGGGTGGAGATACAACAGCGATTAGTGCTTCTACAGTTACTTTAGCTGCAACAAATGTAGAAACAAGAGGTTCTAAATCAGGTTCAACATTAGCAATAATTAGAAGTAAAAAGAGCCAAATTTCAGGAAATTTCTTCTACAATGCTGAAAATCAAATTACTATTGGCGCTACAACATCTGCTTTAGCTCCGTTTGTTTTATCAGCTTCAACTGGGCCATTAACAGCTGTTACAAATAGCGGTTATACATTTTCATTAGACGAAACACGTGATGATTATATCGTTAAAATATTAGGTAAAAGTCCTGAGGTAACTAATGGTAATCCTGATTTTTATGTGGAAAGAATTTATCCTCATTTCATTAGAGAAGCTGCAGCTAGACAGGAAATTACAGGTATTAACCCTAGTTTAGTTTATTCTACAGAGGCTGCTTATACAGACTTCGAAGATTCTTATTCAAACGCAATAACTCCTTGGATCGTTTCTAGAGTAATTGGTTCTAACGTAAGAAGATTGTTTAGAGTTCAAACGATTTCAGATGGAGATACATCTTCAAATGAAATAAAAATATCTATTGCAAATATTGATATTGTAAATTATACTTTTGATTTAATTGTTAGAAATTATTTTGATACTGACGCAACAGCTTCTTCAACAGCATTAGAAAGATGGTCAAACGTTTCTTTAAACCCTGAACAACCTAATTATATTGCAAAAATAATCGGTACAACAGATGAGTCTTTCCCTAGAAAATCAATGTTTATTACTGTTGATATGGAAGAAAATCATCCAGTAAATACTGTACCTGCAGGATTTGAGGGTTATTCTTTGAGAGATTCTGGAATTAGTGGCATCACTTCAACTGATGTTTATTATAAAACTGAATATTTATCTGGAGATTCTAAATTTAAAACTTACCTTGGTCTTTCTGAGCTTGGATACACAAGTTTAACTCAAAGTCAAGTATCTGTAAGAAATTCAGTTAAATCTTTAGAATTTGATTTATTTGCATATGACGGAGCAGTTTCTTCAGGTAATACTTCAATCAAAGGTTTCCATTTAGAAAATACAGCAGATGCAAATACTTTCGTAAGTGGTAATAAAGATAATTTAACAGCTTATACAAATGTTGCTGGAACTTTAATTGATAAATCTCTTCTTAAATTTACAGTTGCTCCAGCAGGAGGTTTTGATGGATGGGATAAATATAAACAGTATGATAACTTATATGAAGAATTTACAGATGCTTATGTAGATAATGTTAACGCATTTAAAGCTGGTATTGATTTAATAGCTAGCCCTGAAGAAGTAGACATTAACTTATTTGCAACACCAGGTGTAGATTATTCTAATAATGACTCAATTGTAAATTACGCTCTTGAAATTATAGAAGATAGAGCAGATACATTATATATTATTGATGCTCCTAGATTAACTGTTGGAACAGAAAAGGGTACTGCAGATGAAGTTGTATCTATTCTTGAGTCTACAGGTATTGACTCTAATTATGCTGCAACTTATTGGCCTTGGGTTCAAGTTCAAGATTCGACAAGCGGTAAATACACATATCAAGCACCTACATTTATGGTAGTTAGAAGTATGGCTTATACAGATAATGTTGCAGCTCCTTGGATTGCGCCTGCAGGTGAACTTAGAGGTCTTGCTCCAACTAATGTTATAAGAGCTGATGTTAAGCTTAAGAAAACAGATAGAGACACTTTATATCAAGGTAGGGTAAATCCAATTGCAACATCAATTCAAGTTGGTGTTAAGATTGATGGTCAAAAAACTCTTCAAGTTAGACAATCTGCTCTTGATAGAATTAACGTTAGAAGATTACTGATACAAGTTAGAAGATTAGTAGCTTCAGCTTCTCAAACTTTAGTATTCGAACAAAATGATCAAACATTAAGAGATCAATTCTTAGCAAAAGTAGAGCCTATTTTATTGCAAATTCAAAACCAAAGAGGTTTAACAGCCTTCAAAGTAGTTATGGATGATTCAAATAACACAAATGAAACAATTGATAGAAATACATTGGTTGGTAAGATTCAACTTAAACCTACTAGAACTGCTGAATTTATAGATTTAACGTTCCAAGTTTTACCATCTGGAGCAAATTTTGAAGATTTTTAGAATACATTTAAATAAATAAATAAATAAATAAAAAAAGGAGTATTTTTAATGCTCCTTTTTTTATTTAAAAATAATTTGTATATTTACCTTTAAATACAGCTACTGTTGTAGCTTTAATTTGAAATAATATGAAATTAAAATGTATCAATTGTAATTCTGAGTTTGAAAAACCAAAAGAACAAAAGACTTGTTCTAGAAAATGTTCTGATGAGTTTAAAAAGAAAAACAATAGGGAATATAGAGTCTGCATTCAGTGTAATTTAAGTTTTGAGGTGAAAAAAAGCACTAAAAAAACAATGTGCTCAGATGAATGTAGAAAATCTTATGCTTTGTTACCTGAAAATAAAAAAATAAGAATTGAAAAGTCTTTAAATTCTTTGAAGGAAAAATTTGGTACAGAAAATATTTTTGAATTGGATTTTATTAAAAACAAATCAAAACAAACAAAAATAGAAAAATACGGAGATGAGAACTATAATAATTTAGACAAATCAAAACAGACAAAGAAAGAAAAATATGGAGATGAGAACTATAATAATTTAGACAAATCAAAAAAGACAAAGAAAGAAAAATACGGAGATGAGAACTATAATAATAGAATAAAAGCAAAAGAGACAATGAATAAGGATTATGGCGTAAATCACGCTATGATGCTTGTTAAATATCAAGAAAAGCAAAAAAAAACTTTATTTAAAAATTACGGAGTTTTACATCCACTACAAAATAAAGAAATATTAAACAAATTTCAAAATACAAACTTAAATGTATATGGTTTTAAAAACCCTTCTCAAAATCATAAAATTATAGAAAAAATAAAGCAAACGTATTACGATAATTTTGATGATACTATAATTTTTGATAAGATGGAAACCATGGAAATAGAATTAATAAGCAAATATGAAGGATTAAGAGTCGGAAACGTTTATAATGAATATGAATTTAGGTGTAAAAAATGCAACCATAAATATTTTGGCACTTTTTCAAACCATAGACCTCCAATATGTAGATCGTGTTATCCGATGTATAAAAACAACAAACATCAGATAGAATTTGCTGAATATTTTAAAAATATAGATATATCATTCAAAGAAAATACAAAAACAGAAATAAAACCTTTTGAATTAGACTTTTATTTTCCAGAAAAAAAAATAGCTTTAGAATTAAATGGAAATTATTATCATTCAGAAATTGGAGGTGATAAAACAAAAGATTACCACATAAATAAAACAAATTTATGTAACAAACAGAATATTGATTTGATTCATATATTTGAAGATGAGATAATTTTTAAAAAAGATATATTAATGTCTATGATTAAAAACAAGTTAGGTTTTATAGACAACAAGTTATATGCTAGAAAATGTAGTATAAGAGATGTTTCGCTGTTAGATAAAACTAAATTTCTAAACGATAACCACATACAAGGCAATTCAAAAGATAAAGTGAGAATTGGTTTATATTATGATGACAAATTAGTATCAGTTATGACTTTTATTAAGTTAAGGAAATCTATGGGCAACAAAGAAGATAGTGAAAATTTTTACGAGCTTACAAGATTTTGTTCATTAATAGATTATAGTGTTGTAGGGGCATTTTCTAAATTATTAAAGTTTTTTATAAATAATTACCAACCAAAGAAAATAATAACATTTTCTGATTGTAGATTTAGTGGAGTAGATTATGAAAAAACCGTTTACCACAAAAACGGATTTATTTTAACAAATCAAATAAAACCTAGATATTGGTATTTTGAAAAAGGAGACTACTTAAAAAGACATCATAGGTTTAAGTTTAATAAAAATAAATTATTAAAAATATTAAATATTCCAAATGTATCTGAATGGGAAATAGCTCAAATTCTTGGGATGGATAGAATTTGGGATTGTGGAAATTTAAGATTTGAAATGGTTTTTTAAAATTATTTATTAAATTTCAAAATATTAAAAATAAATTAATTCATTTTGGTGTTAAAAAATTAAAAATATTTAATACTTATTTTTCATTTCTATTTATATAAAAGAAAAAAAATAAATGTCAGGTAATTATTTTCAGCCCATAAAAAGAGAATTTTTAAATCTTTCTGGTGGTACTGTTACAGGAAACACAGTCTTCACCCAAGGGTTATATGCTAATGCTTTATCTGGGGGTACATTATATTCTGGATCTACAAATTTAGAAGATATATTTTTAACAGCAGGAGACCTAACAGCAACAACAGTATCAGAAGGCTCAAATATTTCAATACAGCGTGTAGGAGAAGATTATAAAGTATCGGTAGTAGATTCACCTTCTTTTAATAATGTTAATTTTTCAGGAACATCAACTGGGGGGAATATTAATGCATTAAATATAACTGGTAATACAATTTATGCTAATACTTTAATAGAGCCAGTGTTAGATAATTATGTTGATATTGGTGCTCCACTTAAAAGATTTAGATCTTTAAATGCAATTAATGGGATTGCTGTTAACTTCACGGCAAGTACTAGAGTAACAACTCCTGAAATTATTTTAGGCACAACAACTATAACAGAAGATAATATTATTTTATCTGGATACACACTTGAGGGGGGTAACTGGTAAAAAAAATACTATTTATAAATAAATAAAAAATTATGGCAGAAAGACAAGTTCGTATAACCCTTAGAGACAAACAAACAACTGGGGGCTCTGTACCTGGAACAGCATTATTTGGAGAACCTTTTGTAAACCTATATGACGGTGTTTTAAAATTTTCTGGTGTTACAGGTGGTGGCTTCGAAACATCTAACCAGGCTGGTGTTTTCGAAGTAGGTTCAACTATTTATAATCAAAAAGTAACAAACAGATTAAGTGTTAATAGTAATTTTGTAGTAAGCGGAGATACTGGGATTATATCAACATATGGTTCTACATCAGGGTCAGGTTTGATTGGAAAATTCTTAAGCGGAACAACAAATGGGTTTGTATTAGGTAATATTACAGATATTCAAGGTGTTACAACAAGAGTTCAACCTGGTTCAAACATCACAACAGGAGGAACTGCAGACAATCCTACAGTAAATCTTGTAGACTCTCCTTCTGTTAATAATATTACTTATTCAGGAACATCAATAGGTGGAAATTCAATAGCGACTAATGTTTCTGCAACAACAAGTTTTTATTCAGCTGGCACTTCACTAGAGACAATAATTTATAATATTGCTAACTCTACTGAAAATATTACAAACGTACAACCTGGTTCAAACATCACAACAGGAGGAACTGCTTCAAACCCCATAGTAAGTCTTGTAAGTTCTCCTTCTATAAATAATTTATCGTTTTCAGGTGTTGCAACTGGTGGGAACTTAACTGCAACTCAAATAAGTGGAGGTACGATATATTCAGGGTCAACGAATCTGTATGATATATTTGTTGATTCGATAAGCGCAGGTTCAAATATTACTATAGGAGGAACGGCATCAAATCCAATTGTAAATGTTGCAACTTCTCCTACTTTTTTAGGATTAGTATCTGCAACTGGATTTACAGACTCTAGTTTAACAGCTGGTAGAGTTGTTTATGTCGGAACTAGTGGTAGATTGGTTGATGAGCCTGGATTCACTTATGATCAAAATACTGATACACTGAATGCATTACATGCAACTTTTGGAGTAGCAGGTCAAACAGGTACAACATTAACTATTAATGGAGATTTGCTTATAATGGGGGAATCTATAAGTGGTTTTACTTCTCAGTTGTATATAGAAGATAATTTTATAGAATTAAACTACAACCCAACAGCTTCTACAGAATCTACATCTCTTGGAGCTGGTTGGTCTATACAAGATGGTTCTGGTGTTGCTGGTACTGATGTTTTCTTAGATATTAGAGGTACAGGAACAACAGTTTCAAATAGAGGTTTCGCTACTAATTTAAATGATATATACCTTAGAGAATCAGGAACTGTGAGCTCGCCTAATGGTGTTAGAGTTCTTACCGAACAGGATATTTTAGATGGGGGATCGTTTTGACGGTGGAATTTACTAAATTTTTAACTATTTATAAACAGAGGCAAAAAAGTCTCTGTTTTTTTTATTTAAAAATTATGAATATAGGAATTTATATTATTAGAAACACAATCAACAACAAAGTTTATGTTGGTCAGTCAAAACGTTTAAAACAAAGATATTATGATCATTTAATAAATATAAAAAAAGGAAGACATCATAATGATATTTTACAAAAATCATTTAATAAATACGGTTTTGATAATTTTGAATACAATATTATAGAGGAAGTGTTAGATGAAAATATGCTTAACGAAAGGGAAAAATATTGGATTGATTTTTATGGAGGAATTAATAGCGATAAAGTTTATAATTTAAAAGATCCTTTATTGAATGAACATTCAGATTATGTTAGAAAAAAAATAAGCAAAGCAAACAGCGGAGAAAACAATCCAAATTTTGGAAATAAATGGACAGATGAAATGAAACAAGAATTGTCAAATTCTAGAAAGGGAATCACTTTAGAAGAGCGAATGGGAAAAGAAAAAGCAGATTTAACAAAAGAGAAAATGAGGCAATCTCAAACAGGAAGATTGCATCCAGAAGAAGTTAAAGAAAAAATAAGACAACATAATATTGGAGAAAAAAATCCTGCATTTGGAAAAGGTGATAGACAGCTTGGAGATAAAAATCCAATGTGGGGGAAACCATCCTCAAGCAGAAAGGTTATACTACAATTTGATAAAAGTGGTAATTTTATTAAAGAATATGAATTTTTATCTGAAGTAAAAAAAGATGGATTTCATATTGGAAATGTAGCATCTGCAGCTAGAGGAGAACTAAAATCAGCAGGTGGCTTCATCTGGAAATATAAAGAAGAAAATCAATAAGGATTAACGTCTTTTTCTATCTCAATTCTAATGGATCCTATTTGAGGAATAGATAGTCTTTTTCCATCTAAATATGTTAATTGAAATTCAGCTTCAAATAAACCTGAGTCGCTTGTGTCTTCAGCATCCCAATTATATTGAATTACACCCCCACTAAAAGAAAGTATTTGAGCTGGTTTAGCCATTATCTTAATATCTCCACAAGAATTCTTCATTGTGAATGTAACGTTAGATACTTCAGTTAAATCAAAAGGAATTCTACTCCCTAAACAACTTCTATCTATAAGCTGCATTTTTAAAACAGGTAAAGTATCATTTCTTTTGATGTGAAATTCGTTGTTATTTCCTACCATTTTTTTAATTATAAATAGATTATAATATCTCTATTTCTATAGTGTTAGATAATATTTCTATAGATATTTCTTGATTGCCTATTATTTCTGAGGTAATTTCTCCAGAAGGACCAGTTTGATTATTTAATCTAAATCTAGTAGTTAATTTTTTTTGTGGAGCAATATTTGTGTAGTTTACATACCAAACTAAATCATATGTTATATCAGTTGCATATAAACTTGGATTTAAATCTGTGTAGTAGATACCTGACTCTTCTTGTGTTATAGGGGTATTAGATTCAATTACTGTTGAAGACTCATCACCCCCTACTCCAGCTACATATGAACTTGCACTTATAGAATGAGGGTCAAAAAGCGAATACGATTGTGTTTTTCCAGTTGGTGTATTGATAAATGAAACACAATAAATTTTTCTGTATAATCTTATCTCTCCCATAATTTTATATAAAAAATCCTTGGAACATTATATTTAAAATACAATACCCCAAGGATTGATATGTTTTTTTTGAGCTATTAAGCGTTTAGTAGACAGATATCAGGCTGAAGAGTGATTGTTACCTCCGCAAGATCATCAGCACCATAATCAAAGTCGCCGAAAGATGCATTTGTAATCATACAACCAATTAAAGTCCATTTCTCCACTTCAACACCAGTTGGGTCAAGAGCTTTAAGTACAAGATTCTTTTTGTAACCCACAGCGTAACCCATTCTACCTGTTGCAGATTCGAAGTGAAGTCTTACCCATTCCATAACTTTTTGAGTTGTAGAGGGTCCGATAACATCGATAAATTTCACTTCGATTGTACTCCATTTAGAACGACCAGCAACCCAAGTACTACTATTCATGTACGGTATTTCTGTACTTCCAATTTCTAATGAAGGTTTACCTGAAGTTTGAACTAAAAAAGATTCAATACCTAATTCCGTAGGAAATTCAAGTACGAATCTATTTTTTCTTTTTGGTTCCTGTTCAATAGGAACTGGTCTAAACATATCAGCCATAGCTATAGTAATTATTTAATATTATTTTCCTTTTAAATAAATACTTAGAAAAAATTTTTTTTTATTCGGTATTTTCTTTAAAATGTTTTATAATAACTTAAAAATGACATATGGCTTATAAAAGTGTGTTAAATTAATTTTAAACCAAAAATATTTTATTTAAAGCTATTTATTTTAAAGTCTAAACAGGCTTTATTTTTAACCTATATAGGTTTATTTTTAATGAAATTATATAATTTCCTATGGCAGAAAGAACAGTTAGAATAATAACTAAGAGAACTGCTGTGCCAGGTAAGATTCCAACTGGAACTACGGGCACAGAATTGAATTTAATTAAGGTGGGTGAGCTTGCGTCAAACTTGGCAGATAAAAAACTGTTTAGTTATGACGGTTCTAATGTTTTTGAATACGGATCAAATTCATTTTTAGGTCTAACGGGAGGAACAATAAATGGAGATTTAAATGTCACAGGTAATACGATTTTCTCTGGTGAAGTAATAGCAAATGCAGTAAGTGCAACATCAGTATATACTGATTATATAGATTTTAATACTACCTACATTCCAACACAACAAGAAGGAAGAATTCATTGGGATTCCGATTATGGAACTCTTGATGTTGATTTAGAGGGAAATAATTTAAATCTTAAGGTTGGTTTAGATAATCTTTACTATATAAAAAACCAAAGTGGATCTACAATTGAAAAAGGGAAAGTAGTAAGAGCTGCTGGTACTCTTGGTGGAAGTGGAAGAATTTTAGGTGAATACATGATTGCCGACGGATCAATACCTCATTATTTTACTTTGGGTATTGCTGGTGAAAATATATTAGATGGCGAAGATGGTTATGTATATGAGTTTGGTTTAGTTAAAGGTGTTAATACAACAGGCTCAATATATGGTGAAACATGGACTGGTGGAACTATACTTTATGTACATCCAACAATAGCTGGTGCTTTAACTAGTATTGAGCCTATAGAGCCTAATTTGAAGATTCAAATAGCTATAGTTATTAATGCTGCTTCCAATGGTTCATTATTTGTTAGACCTTCTTTGAGCTATAATTTAGGTGATTTACATAATACGCAAACTAGTGGCGAAACAAATGGTGATTTAATATCTTACGATAGTTCTGGAGGTTATTGGAAATATACAAAAGAATTAACTGGTGATTATATCATAAATGGTTCGCTGAGTGCTGTGACAATAAACGCTGGAGCAATAAGCGCAACCACATATTATAATCTACCAATAGATCCTAATTATTATATTACTGGTGGAACAGTAAGTGGTTCAGACTTGTTGTTAAATAGGAATGATGGTAATGTCGTAACTATAGATACTTCTTCTCTTGATGGTTTATGGTCTCAAAGTGGATCAAATATTTATTATAATAGTGGTAATGTAGGTATAGGCACTAGTAGTCCATTGTTTAATTTAGATATTGTTAGTAGTGGTGGGACTGGAAGTTTTGAAAATATCACTAGATTCCGTACAATAGATAGTACGGATTATTTAGCAATAACTAACGCTGTTTCTACTGATGGTTCTTTTAATCCAGTTTTAAGGTCTTTTAATAATACGAATACATCAACAAACTTATATATACAATCGGTTATAGACCCTTCTGTAGATACAGGTGTCAATCCATTGATAATGTTACAAGGTAGAGTTAGCACAGAACCAGGGGTTGACCCTTGGAGTGGCGTAACGACAAGACCTATACTTAGAGTTAGAAATAATAGTACTAATTTATTAGATGTAACAGCAGATGGTAAAGTGGGCATTGGTACAACATCACCATCACATAGATTATCAATATCTGGTTCATCTGGATTAATAGAAACTAGAGTCGATAAAACATTACCATATACATCTGAAATATACGGACAAACAACAAATGCATCTGGTTCATCTGTAATACAATTAGTAAATGATATAGGTAGGTCGATTGTAATGGGTGTATTAGGTTCAAATCGTGGTTCATCTGTTGCATATGGTGGAGAATCCGATGATGCATTTTTATTCGCTTCGACTACAGCAAATAATTTAAACATATTTAATGGAGCTGGTACTGGAACTGAAGATAGTATTAATTTTTATGCTGGTAACAACGCAGCAGCAACACCACATGTACACATACATGGTTCTGGAAGTACAAAAGGTTATGTTGGTATTGGCACTAAGACACCTAACAAAAAATTAGAAGTTATAGGTGAAGCACAAATAAGTGGTTCTGGACAAAATGTTTTAACAATTATAGGTTCAGGAGATACTAATCCATTATTTACAGTACAAGGTTCTAATGGTCAATTATTTTCCGTAACAGATAGTTTAATAGGAGACCTTTTTTCAGTTAATGATATATCTGGCTTACCTATATTAAAAGTTAATAGTGATGATGAAATTTTAATGGGTAATTATCAAGCACCTTCATTAAATACAACATTTAAAAGTTCAATATCCGCTGGTTTGACAGAGTTATATTCAATACCTATAAGCGCTTATACTGGAGGTTTCTTTGAATATACCTTAGTCGGTAGTGGTGCTAGAGCTGGATCTATTATGTCAATTTTTAGCGGTTCATCTGTTAATTATACAGAAACAACTACTACAGATATAGGTGATACTAGCCCTATTACGTTTGATATGAATGTATCTGGAGGTACAGCTAATTTAACTGTATCAGCAACGACTGGTACGTGGGAAATAAAAACAATAGTAAGAAGTATATAATATGGCAACAACATATTCACCAAAAATAGTAACAGATGGTATAGATTTTTATATAGATTCATCTAATTTTAAAAGTTATCAAAGCGGTAACACCACTGCGTATGATTTGGTTGGTTCGCAAAATATGACTCTCAATAATGGGGTTCTATATTCGTCAGATAATTTAGGTACTTTAGTGTTTGATGGTTTGGATGATTTTACTCAAACTACTGAAGCATACACAAGAACAGAAACTATGAGTTTCGATGTTTGGTTTATGAGAACAGGTGATGTTGCTTCTAATCATATGGTTTGGTCAATGTTCCAACCCTATTTATCTTTTAGAGGGGATTTAGCTGGTGTTAATGCCGATAAGTTTTTAGTATCTTTTTACACGGTTTTAAGTAGTGTTGCAACCCAACGTCTTCTTTATTCACAGGATACTTATTTGGATAATGTTTGGTATAATGTGTGTTGTACGATTGAAACAAACACAACAACTGGAGATGCTGAAGCTAAAATGTATATAAACGGTGAATTAGATAATGTGTTAACATTGCCAGGTACTGTAGATTCTGTATATTCAACACCTCAATATTTACGATTAAGTAAATGGACAGATGTTTCACCATTCCCATTTGAAGGTAAAATACCAAGTTTAAAAGTTTATAACAGAATATTAAGTTCTGACGAGGTTAGGCAAAATTTTAATGCAACAAAAACAAGATTTGGATTATAAAAATAAATATCATGAGTATAAAAAAATTACAAGAAAAAATAGGGTCAACACCTGATGGTGCATTTGGGCCAGGCACTCTAAAGAAGGCTATGGAGTTTTTTAAAATGACACCTGAGAGAGCGTCGCATTTCTTCGCACAAACATCTCACGAAACTGGTGAATTTAAGTTATTTGTTGAGAATTTGAATTATTCAGCAAAAGGTTTACAGTCAATTTTCGAAAAATATTTTCCAGGCAACTTAGAAGAACAATACGCAAGAAAGCCTGAAAAAATTGCTAATAGAGTTTATGCAAATAGAATGGGAAATGGAAATGAACAATCAGGAGATGGGTGGAAATATAGAGGTCGTGGAGCACTTCAGTTAACTGGTAAAAGTAATTACAAATCTTTTTCTGATTATTTAAATAATCCAGAGGTTTTAAAAAATCCTGATTTAGTATCGAGCGAATTTGCTTTTGAATCAGCTTTATTTTTCTTTGATAAAAATAAATTATGGTCTATATGTGATAAAGGAGTTGGTGATGAAGTTATTAAGTCGTTGACTAAAAAAATTAACGGCGGATTTAATGGTTTAGAGCATAGAACAGAGCTTACGAAAAAATATTACAAATGGCTAACTAAATAAGCTTAAAAAATCAATACCTGTATTATAGAAATATATAAATTATGGAAAATTACGAACAAAGACGTTTTATGATATTTAATGTATCAGAGTTAGATACAGTTGATTTTGATGAAGTATTAGAAAACTCTAAAGATACAGTAAGAAAATCTGTAGATGAATTAAAGACGTTTGTTAAGTGGGAAGGTATAGATATTCCGATGTCTGTAAATAACTTAATAACAAAAGAAGGACCTTATACTTATGATGAAATTAAAATAATTTTAAAAACAGAGTATTGGACTTCGATAGAAGAAATTTAATACATATTTACTAGTAGTGGTAATAATTTCTGGATAGGGAAAGAAATTTTAAAAACATGGGAAACGAATTTGTAATTAAAAATGGGTTTATATCCAAAACTGATAGTGAAGTTCAAGGTGCTTTAAGCGCAGTAACCTACTATGGGGATGGATCAAACTTAACTGGTTTAAGTGGGTCTACTAACTGGATTAGCTCAGGAACAAGTATTTATTATAATGATGGTAACGTTGGTATTGGAACAACTACACCGACAGAAAAGCTAGAAGTAAGTGGAAATACAAAAATCAGCGGTCAGATAATTGCTGAAGGTGTTTCAGCAACAACTTATTATAATTTGCCTATTGATATAAGAACAACAGGCGTTACTGTTTCTGATGGTTCTGTTTTTTTTAACAGAAATGACGTTATGTCAGCATACACAATAAGTTTTAGCGGTGTAAATATTGATGTTATTAGTGATGATATTAATAAAAAAATAACCTTCAGTGCATCGACTATCCCATCTCTTAATGAAGCACAAATATTTATTGGTAATACTTCAGATAATACCCAAGCTAGAGATGTAATTGGTGATATAAGTTTAAATTATAGTGGGTTAACAACAATACAACCAAATGTAGTTACTTATGATAAAATGCAAACGGTTTCACAGCCAGCTTTGTTAGGTTCTACAACTTCTGGAGGCACTGTTTCAGAGATACTAACAGTGGAAGCTTATGTCAACACAGGATCAACAGCTGCCACTTTATTAGATGATGCTAATAATTGGAATCAATATGGGGTTTATACAGGAAGTTCAATTAGCGGTACGTCTTTAGGTCAGAGCCATTATAATGACAATTATTGGTACACGGCTATTCAAGACAATGTTTGGATTAGATTAATTAGAGGATAATATGATTTTGCATAACGGTAAAATAATTAAAGTTAGTCATTATAATCAATATGATAGAAGATATGATTATGTAGAACCGTATTATTATTGTGGTTTAGCGCCATATAATTCATTGGATAGCGACCCAGTTTGGGATATAACTAGAATTGAAGAGAATTTAGATGGTACTACGACAGAACAAACAGCTACCAATGTTAGTTGGGATAATAGATATAGTGAAATTTATGTATAAAAAATAATATAATATGAAAAAATACAGTATAGTAATTAATCACACTGGTAATGATTTATATGCAATCGTTATTAAAAAATTTGATATCGTTGATGGTTTACCAGTTAATGAAGTTAGCGAAATTCATACCAATAAAAGTTTATCTGAATGTATAACTATTCAAAATAATTCAATTCAAAATCAATAAATATGGCTACTAGATTCGCAATAGCTAACGGAAATTGGAGTAACACAGCTATTTGGGATAATACCGCATTACCTTTAAGTGGTGATAATGTTTATGCTAATAGTTTTACGGTTACAGTAGATCAGAATATAACAATAAGTAGTTTGAGAAATACAACGCCTAATGTTTATTTACCTGACATGCCTATTCCGTTAATGACAGGTAATCTTCTACCAGAAGGAGAAGCGTTTGCAGGTCAAAATACATCTAATGCTTATGTGGTATTTGATTATAATCAATCCACGTTTTGGTCTTCAGGTAATAGTTTAATTGATAATTATGTTGGCTATATGTTTCCTACTGGTAAGATTATAAAAAGATATTATTTTTTCAGAAGTAATACTAATCAAAGTCCTCAATCTTGGGTTTTTGAAGGCTCTAATGATGACATAACATATACTGCATTAGAAACAGTAACAGCAAACGTAGCTTATACTCCATACACAAGTGGAATTTTAGCCAACACAACGTCTTATACTTATTATAGGTTAAGAATTACAGCTGTAAAATTAGGTACATTATCATATTTATATAATTTAGAAATGACTGAGAGTGTTGGCACTGTTTATGGTACAACAGCTACTGGTAAATTTGATGTAAATACATCTAGAGATATAGTATTTAACGGTGGTGATGGCATTGCTGTACAAAGCGCCGCTGTTGGTTCTAGTATTGTGTTAGCTATTAATTCTAACTCGCCTGATATAGTAAATTTATCATCAATAAACGGTGGTTATATTTTAGGCCCTAATCAAATAACATCAGTCAACCAAGATACAACTGCGTTACGAACATATGGTACTTGTACATTAAATTATACTGGAGATGTTTATTCGCCAAATATAGGTGGATATTCCAGACAAGGTAATTTTTATATAGGTGGAAATACCATTGTTAATATCATAGGTAATATATACGGCCCTACAACTGCAGATGGTAATACTAATATCTCTGTAAATATTATAGGTACATCACCTACAGTTAATGTAACTGGTAATGTATATGGAGCTACAAGTAACACTGCTAATAGAGCTATTCAGATGAGTTCGGCAAACGGTATACTTAATGTTACTGGTAATATTGTAACACAATTAGGGTTTGCTATCTTTAAAACGGCTGGTATTTTAAACCATACAGGAACTGTTCAAATTTTAAATGCTAACGCTAGACCAGCTGTTCTATCTACTAGTACTAACATTTCTAAATTCACGTCACCATTTATTAATTATGATGGTGCTGTTGCTGTTAATGCTTATAAAATGGCATTTTATTCTGGTTCAACGGTTCAATGGTTATTTCAAGATTCTGCTAATGTTGATTTTAATTTATATTCATCTAATATAACTGGTAGTACTTTAGGTTTACCATTAACAACTGATGTTAGAAACGGTATTAGTTTTGGTCCTACTGGTGCAACCTTAACTGGTTCTTTGATTGTACCCACAGCTTCAAATGTAAGAATGGGTGTGCCAGTTGATAATACCGTTGGTACAGCTGAATTAACCGCTGAAGATTTTTTAAACGCTATAACTGGATCAACAAATCCTATGGCTGTAAGGTTAAAAAATGTAGCAACAGTTGATACTGTAGGTTCGTTATTTACATCGTTTAATCCTTAATAAAATATTACAAATAAAATAAAATAATATGGCATTTGAACAAAATATTGAAGGTTTTAGAATAAAAGGTGACTTAACTGGTGTGACATCAGTATCAGCAACAACTTATTATAATTTACCTGTCGACCCTAATTATTATGTTACAGGAGGTACTTTATCTACTGGAGGAACTCTTACATTACAGAGAAATGATGGGAATTCTGTTAATATAACAAATATAAATAGCGGTAACGCTGTAGTTGATAACTTTTATTATCAAATATCAAACTCCGTAGATACAAGGCCTATATTTGAAGATGATAATGTGTTGTTTAACTGGGATGAGACTGGTAATGATTTAGAATTTCAAATGAAAGTAGCTCCTGGTGGTAGTGGTGACATGAGAGCATCGGCGTATTTATATGGAGGGGGAGTTCAAAGCACTGCTATAGTATCAACTGGTGTTGATTATGATTTGTGGGCAGCTGGAGTCGCTGCTGGAAATAGAATAGAAGTTTTTATAACTGCCGAAAATGATGAAACATATCCAGCTTATAGAGTTATAGTTTTTAATACTGGTGAGAGTTATTTAAACTCTGTTTGGATAGAAAGGATAACAAAAAAATAAGAATATGAAACAAATAATTTTAATGTCATTCAATAGTATTACGGAAGGTTTAAATTTTATGAGCACATTTCAATACCCATGCGCATTCACAGTTAATAGAAATTGGGATCGTTGGTATAATCAAAATGGCGTCTTGTTGGAAAATATACCAGAACAAAAATATTCAAACATAATGCTTCCAAACCCAGAGCCATTTATGTATTGCTTAGTTGACAATTGGGTGAATAATGAATATTGTTATGATGGCAGTTTTGTGTTTGTAACAAGAAATAAAAATCAATAATTATGAGTATGGAAAAATTAAAAAAATCTTAT